AGAAGAAACGGGACGCACTGCTGCTCGCGGCCTGTACGAATCTGGGGCTTCTAGACCTGTACCAAATCTGCCCGACATGGGCGCGTTCGCCGTCCCGACATGGGAGTGATCATGGCTCGAATCCAGGTCCTGGCGTTGCCTCGACAGCCCGATGGGGCACTCTCTTCGGCCCCGTACATTCTGATCATTGATCAGGCGAAGCCCGGTGAGTTCGTCGAGGGCATTGACGAGGACATGGTGCGAGCGACAGGTGCCAAGACGGTGCTCGTCGTCGAGCAGACGTTGGACGTGGCCTGATGGGTGGCGTTGGTCGCGCGCCGAAGGATGCGGCCACGCGGCGACGACGGAACAAGCCAGCGGTGCCCTCAGTGGCGGTGGCGCGGGACGGCCACCTACGAGGACCGGACCTGCCGGATCTTGTGGATGATGCCTGGCATTCGCGGACGGTCGCCTGGTATCGGACGTGGCGGGAGTCGGCGCAGGCGCAGACGTTCACGGACACCGACTGGGACTTCTTGATCGACACCGCCCTGATGCATCACACGATGTGGTCGAAGGGCAAGTGGGAGTTCGCGTCAGAGGTTCGGTTGCGTGGCGCGAAACTCGGGGCGACGAAGGACGACCGGAAGCGGCTCGGCATCGACGTGGTGCTCCCGTCCGTGAAGCCGAGCAGCACAGCCGGCGGCAAGGTCACCGATATCGCCACGCGGCGGCGTCTGCTCGACGAGGAGTAAGTCGTGCCGCGCACCTACGTGCGTGCCGCGATCCACTCGCGTAAGCGAGCGTTGAAGGTCGGGCTGTTCTGGATCGAAGCCCACTGCGTGCACGGCCCGGGCGACGTGCAGGGCATGCCGGTCACGCACGGCCCGGAATACGCCGGGTTCGTCGTCGACTGCTACGGCCTCGACAAGCGCGGCCGAAGGATCTATGACTCGGCGTTCTTCTCCCGGCCGAAGGGTGCGGACAAGTCGGGGCTCGGTGCGCGGCTGTCACTGCTCGAGGCTCTCGGCCCGGCACGGTTCGCCGGCTGGGCGCGCGAAGGCGATGTGTACCGGTGCGAGGACAACGGCTGCGACTGTGGCTGGGAATACGCCTACGAGCCGGGTGAGCCGAAGGGCAAGCGGGTCACCGTCCCCTACATCCGGATCATGGCCACCGAAGAAGGCCAGACCGGCAATGTCTACGACACGGTCTATTTCAACCTAACCGACGATGCGTCGCCACTGTCACGTATCGATGGTGTCGACGCCGGCCTGACGCGGATCTTCCTTCCCGGTGGCGGTGAGATAACCCCGTCCACCGCATCGAGCTCGGCGAAGGACGGCGGGAAAGAGACGTTCGTCGTCTTCGACGAGACGCACCTGTACGACCAGCCCGAGTTGCGGCGCATGTACAACACCGTGACCCGGAACCTGCGGAAGCGGAAGAAGCTGGCCGAGACGTGGTACCTCGAGACGACCACGATGTTCGCACCGGGTGCCGAGTCGGTGGCAGAGGCCACCTACAAGCTCGGCGGTCTGATCTCGGAGAACCAGGACGCCGCTAAGCCTCGACGTAACCTGCGGGACCGGCTGCTGCTTGATCACCGCTGGGGTGAATGCGAAGACCTCTCCGCCTCCGACTCGCTACGCGCCGCGATCCTCGAGGCGTTCGGTGAGGCGATCGAGTGGAACGACGTCGAGGCGATCGTCGACGAGTTCTACGACGTCCGCAAGGACCCCAACGACTCGCGCCGCTACTTCCTGAACGCCGTCACCGGCGCCGCGGACGCGTGGCTGGCCGAGCATGAGATCGCCGGGTTCTCCGACTCCACGATTGTCGTGGCGGACCGGACCGGTATCACGCTCGGCTTCGACGGATCGAGACACCGCTCACGTGGAGTCACCGACGCCACCGCGCTGATCGGCTGCCGCATCTCCGACGGGCACGTGTTCGAGATCCGGGTGTGGGAACAGCCGGAAACCGAGCCGGACTGGACAGTCCCGACAGTCGAGGTTGAAGCGGAGATCGTCGCGGCGTTCCGGCGATGGAATGTGGTCGCGTTCTACGCCGACCCGGCGAAGTGGGAACAGACCGTCGGTACGTGGGAAGCGACCTACGGGCCGCGGTTGAAGGTCAAATCGACGCGCGACCACCCGATCCAGTGGTGGATGACTGGCGGCCGCGCCACAGCGACCGTGGCGGCGCTGAAACGCTTCCACGAGGCGATCGTCGAGAAAGAGATCACCTTCGACGGCGCTGCGGCACTCACCAGGCATCTCCGCAACGCCCGCCGGCGTGTCTCGCGATCCGGCATCCAGATCGCGAAGGCCAACCCGGACTCGCCACTGAAGATCGACGCCGCAGTCGCCGCGACTCTCGCCTACACCGCCCGCATGGACGCCGTAGCGGCCGGGGTCACCGGCGAAGACGTGCCGCTGCAGGTTCCTGTTCGTCTCCGCTGAGCAACCGAAATGGGGTCACGTTGCCGATCGACGTCAAGACCCCATTGTCGGACGGCTGGTGGCTGAACAAGCTCGCAAGACAGCTCACAGAGCAGGCACGCGAGTGCGAAGAGCTGCACTGCCGCTTCCGCGGCCGCGGGCCCCTGCCGAAGGTGCACCGCAACGCCGAAGATGTCGTGCGGGAGTTCCTCGAGAAGGCGCGCACCAACTACGAGCGGATCATCGTCCAAGGCCCGCTGTCGCGGATGCAGATCGTCGGCATACGCACCTCAGCCGGCCCAAACTCAGAATCCGATTCGACGGCGTTCGGCGCATGGACCGCCGCGAACATGAAGCTCGTCGTCCGCGAGACGCTCAAGTCGATGTTCGCGATGCGGGTCGGCTACGTGATCGTCGGCAAAGACGCCGCCGGGAAACTGCTCGTCACCGCAGAGGACCCGCGGCAGGTCACCGCAATCGTCGACCCGGCCGACCCGTACAGCACGCTGGCCGCCCTGAAGCTGACCCACGACGACGTGAACGACCAGGACTTGGCCTACCTGTACATGGACGGCCGGGTCCGCGTAGCAGTCCGCAACCGCAAGGCCAGACCCGTACCGGGCGGTGCGGTTGCGGTGACGTTCTCGCCGACATCGTTCGACTGGGACGACACCGTCACCGACGAATCCGATCAGATCACCCACCAGGGCCGCTCGGGCCCTACCGGGATCCCGGGCAACTCAGTGCACGTGTTCGAGAACGAAGACGGGCAAGCCGAGTTCGAGCCGCACATCCCACTGCTGGACCGCATCACCGACGGCCTCGTGCAGCGGATGACCATCGCGCTCGCGCAGGCGTTCCGGCAGCGAGCGATCAAGGGCGTCGCGGTCACCGACCCGGCCACTGGCCAGAAGGTCAACTACGACGACCTGCTGCGCGCCGACCCGATGTCGGTCTGGCTGCTACCGGCCGGTGCCGAGATGTGGGAGTCGTCCGAGACGACCATGCAGGGCGTAGTCCTGGCCGGCCGCGACGACGAACGAGTCCTGGCCGCAGTGTCATGCACCCCGCTGTACTCATTCAGCCCCGACGCCGCTCAGGGCTCCGCAGAGGGCGCTTCGCTGCAGCGCGAGGCGTTGACATTCAAGACACTCGCACACATTGAGCGCGTGGATCCAGGGTGGGAACGCGTGGCCGCACAGGTACTCGGCACCGCAGGAATCACAGCCGACCGCACCACGCTGGACATCATCTGGGCGCCGGTGGAGCGGTTCTCCTTGGCGGTGCGGGCCAGCGCGGTCGCGCAGACCAAGGGCGTCGTGCCGCGCCGCACTCAGCTGACCGACATCATGGGGTACTCGCCGACCGACGCGAACCGGATGATGTCCGAACTGACCGACGACCTGATCCTCGACCAGCAGTACGCAGCCGGCCTGAAGGCCGCCACAGCAACGGGCAATGCCAACAGCACCGCCTGACGCCCAGACCATCGCATTGGTCAAGGCGCAAGCAGCTACCCGATCGTCGTTCACGGTTCAGGCAGTAGCTATCGCGCAGGACTCGGCCCGGTCGTTCACCGGCTGGTACGACACCGCGGCGATCACCGTATGGGCCGCGAAGCTCGCCGCGCTGATCGAGGGCATGCAGCGGGCGCAGGCACAGTCCACCGACGCCTACCTGGCACGAGCACTGTCTCTGCTGGTCGGCGGCCGCGTCAGGCCCGTCGGGCGTATCGAAGTCACCGCGCTGCGGGCCGGGATCACCCATGCGGGCGCCTACGGGCGCGCTGCTGACGTGTACCGCTGGCAGCAGTCGCGGCTAGACCGCACAGCGCTCGACCTTCTCGAAGCCGAGGTGTCCGGAACCCGCGCACTACTGCGCGGAGCACCTGTCGAGCCGCCGGACCTCGTCGCGCCGATCGACGCCGCAATCCAACGAGTAGCCGACGTCGCTGCGATGGACATCCAGCTGGCCGACCGCGATCAATCGAACCGGTCACTCACCGAGCTGGCCGATCACCGTGAAATTTCCGGGTGGCGGCGAGTGATCCACCCGGAAATGTCGAAGGGCGGCAGTTGCGGTCTGTGCATCGCCATCTCCGACCGGGTCTACAAGGTCGAAGAACTGCGCGAGGTTCACGACGACTGCCACTGCACGACGTTGCCGATCGTCGGCACCCAGGATCCCGGCAACGGCCTGAACAACCTTGACCTCGGCGACTTGTACGGACATGCCGGCGGGACCAACCGGGAGCGTCTCAAGCGCACCCGCTACCAGGTGAACGAGAACGGCGAACTCGGCAGGGTGCTCGCCCCGCACGGAGCGAAACACCGAACTGCCGCTCAGGTTGAGCGTGACGAGAATGCGCCGGTCCGCTCGGCGAAGACGCCGGCCGAGATCAGGCAGACGATGCGACGCAAGCACGACGAGTTGGCCGCGGCCCTGCCGATCGTGCGCCAACTGGCAAGTGGGGATCGCGCGAAGTGGGGTCCGTACTACGACGGGCTAACCGCGCGAATAGCCGACCTGCAGTCACAACTGGCTGCCTAAATCTTCCGCCTCCGGGCGGGACCGCCCGACACGGGCAACCACCGAAATCCCGACATGGGGAGATGCCGACATGGCTTCGATCAGTGACGCAGTAGACAGCGTTGCACGCACCATGCGAGCGGCCGGGTTCGAGCCGCTCGGCTACCGAAGGTCGGGTCACGCGATCTGGCCAATCATGGGCGGCGACGACAGCGCCGACGCAGCGGCCCAAGCAGCTGCGGCCGCCGACGCGGCAGCAGCCAAGGCCGCATCCGACGCAAAGGCTGCGGCAGATGCCGCCAAGAGCGGCGAGAAGGGCTTTCCGGAAGGCACGCCGCTCGAGCAGATGAGCGTCGAGCAGCGCGAGGCGTACTGGAAGCACCACGCGCGCAAGCACGAGGACGCAGTGAAGAGCATGGGCGACTACCAGTCGCTCAAGGACAAGGCGTCGCAGTACGACGCCCTCGTCGCCGCATCCCAGACGGAACAGGAACGCGCAGTCGAGGCCGCCAAGGCCGAGGGTCGAACGGCCGGCAAGGCCGAAGTGACGCCGCTGATCGTCCGGACCGAGATCAAAGCCCAAGCGGCACTCGCCGGCATGACCGACGCCGCAGCTCTCAAGGCGCTCACCGACCGGCTCGACACCACGACGTTCCTGAACGACAAGGGCGACATCGACCCAGACGAGGTCGAGAAATACGTCAAGTCGATCGTGACCAAGCCCGCGGCCACTCAGAGCGTCTCGCTCGGTCAAGGCCGGACCCGCACGGACGTGAAGCCGTCCGTGGCGAACGGGCGGCAATTGTTCGCCGAGTCGCGAGGCAAGAAGCCCGCGGACGCCTGACAAGCACCACCTCGCACAACCGCCGACATGGCACCCATCCCCAGCACCACCTACACAGCACGGAGGAACCAATGCCCAAGCTCCGCACGGAGACCATCGGCACGGGTGACATGTCCTGGCTCGACTCGACCCACGGCATCGCCAACGCCCGCACCGTCACCATCGACATCTCGGCGTTCACCGCCGGCACGCACTACCCGAACGGGTACATCCCGTCCGGCACGCCAGTCGCGCTCGTCTCGGCCGGCATCGTCGGCCCGTACACAGTCGCGGAAGGCACCACGACCGGTCTCGGCATCCTCGCCGGCCACATCCTCACCGACGTGGCCGTCAACGGCACCGACGACTTCGCCGCTCCGATGATCAGCCACGGCCGGGTCAACGTCGCCAAGGTCCCCTACGCGTCGTTCGCCGCGCCTGTCGCGGCCGCGAAGCGTGCCTCCGTCACCATCGACTACGTCTGAAAGGGAGGGACTGAATCATGGCTCTCTGGACCGACATCATCTCTCCCGCAGACCTCACCGGGTACGCCCGGGAGTCGCTGGCCGACTACGAGGCAAAGAATTCTTC